TTGTAATGTCGAGTTAAGCCCACCTGTTGGGTTTTGCACGTCACTCATAGGAAAGTTAGTAGCAGTAGCTTGAGTGTTTGGTATTTCGTAAGCTGCAGAGTTTGTGTTAACATCGGATGGTTCTCCACCTGCTTCATGTATTACGTTAGCATCTAAATCACCATTAGCTAACTGTGTTCCTAGATCAAAGTATATATTGTTAAAATCTGTGCTATCAAAAAATGTGCTGTTAAATGTATATCCTGCGAATTTAAATATTTTGTCAATTATATATTTTAGCTTTAAACTGACAGGATAGTTGTTTCTATAAAAAGATGCAGGTATCTCAAAGAAGTTTTGCAGTACAGGGTGTCTGTATAAACTATGATTGCCAACTAAAGGATAAAGCACATTTGTGTTTTGTGTTGGATAACTAGTTGTAAATGTAGCTGCACTCGTGGGGTCTTGATTGTCTGTAAAGATACCGTTAGTCCATGAGTTGATCATGTTATCATAATTAGCACCTGCTGTAAATGTGTCTGTTGCTACGTTATAATTAGCAACAAACCTCTCGTGGTTTAGTTCTGAAATATCTAGCTCTTTAACTAGAGTGTCGCCTAATATCTGGAATAAGTTCGCCGCATCGTCAAAAATAACTATTTTGTAAAAATAATCTTCACCTTTTTTTACTACGTCAAATAATTGTAAAAAGCCACTAATAATAATATGTCCGTCGACCTCTAATTCTGCTTGGTAAGTTTGTTGTGCATCGAAGTTATTACCTGTCGTATATCTGCTTGTGTCATAATAGTGGTTGAATATTCTATTGTTATTTTTAGTAGCAGGCAGTTGGAAGTCCTTTGAGTAACTAGCATTTTTTGCTTTGGTATCGAGTATATCGTCTATGTTATAAGTGATATTGATATTCTCGGTGCCTTGCGTATCTAGCTCCTCTGTTACTCCATTTATGTTAACATATAGTTTTATCATTGTTTTTGCACTCTGTGGTTGTGTCCAATTTCAAGCTCTATTGTATATTGTATCAACTGATCATTAGCAGTTGTTTTTTTAACGTACTCGCTTTCTTTAACGATCACAGGCTGCACCCTAAATGCACCTCTATCGGTTGATGTTAGCAACTGCACTACCGGACTAGCAAAGCAATGCTTTAAAAACTCTGCTTCTGCCTCTGTGATAAAATCTGTATTTGCTTCTATTGTTTCAGCAACGTTATTGCTTACTACCTGTGAGCCACCTTGATATGTTTTAATAGTGTGATGGTCTGGAAAATAGCTGTATCTATTATAACCGTAGTTTTGTTTAAATGTAGTCCTTTTGTTTTGTCTTGATCGTGTGCTTAATTTGTTAAAGTTGTAGTAATCCCAAGTACCTAAACTATTAAGCCATGCTAGTCGTATAGTTTCAAAACCTTTGCAATCATTGTCAACAATGTCAAAAATGAGGGGTTGATATGCCTGAGCATTGCTACTGTCTTTAAATTCAACTGTGTAGTATTGTCCAACGCTTACAGAAGTAAATATGCCTGCTTGTACTAAGTTCTTTGTGCCGCATCCAAAATATAGTAAAGCGTTTTCTCCTTTGCCATTGTGAAATGAAGCTGTATTTGTTCCATGTAAGTTTACTGTACTAGGTGCTGCACCACTATTAGCACTTGTATTGTCAACTGTTGTGGACTGTACTCCAGAACCGTTAGCATTGTATAAAGTACACACTATTTTGCTTATTTCTGCAGTTTGACTAGATGCATTAGCTTGATCTTTGTGACTGCCATTAAAAAAAGCTATTGTTTGATGTTGTGATGGTTGTATTTTTTGCCTTACTGCTTCATCAATCTGTGTAATTCTAACAGTAGGAAAGTTTGTAAGGGTAAGCTTAGTTGCACCTGTAATATAATGGAAGTTTATATCGTCAAACTCTTCGCCATCTATACGTTGTGCAACTCCATTCCAGAAATAAACCTCTTGGTCATATAATCCAGAGCCAGATGCTTGTGTTATGTAAGGTGTTTCGTAAACTGTTCCGTCAAACTCGTATTCAATCTTAGCAGAAAAGTCGAACGCTCGTAAGTTCTTTTTGTTTTTCTCAAATTTTTGTATAAAATGTATGCTGTCAACGTTTTGTGTTACTGCGCTTCCGTAGTAGTCGTCTATATCTGTTTGCACATGATCTTGTATAAAATGCTCTACGTTAAAAAATGCTACATAATTATTAGCAGTAGTTACTGATTTCTTTAATATTACTTCGCCTGCAGCACCCTGTTCGCATCTAACTCGCAAAACATATTTGACGTAACTAGGTGTAACATAAGATAATAGGGCTGAGTTGAATATCTGCCCTGTGCTATTAAAAAAACCTTGTTGCGATATTGCTATAACATGATCATTGTATGCAGGTAATATACTGCTTTGTGTTTGTGTCCAATTTATGTTTAAGTTTGCCATTATAGTTCTTTTGTTACGTTCTGGATAAATGCTTCTGCATCTTTAACATAAGCTCTTGCTATCTGTCTTGGTAATCCTTTTGTTGTTTCATTTATAGCGTCAGTAAAAAAGTTGCTGGGCTTTATTCCATAAAGGTAAATTTTTCTAGCAACTAAAAATACCATTGTTTTACGTGATATAAAACGCCCTTTGTCATCACGTATGCCGCCTAGTCCTTTGCGCACTACCCATCTGTCAATAGCACCAAGGTTAACTGCTTTCTTGCTTCCACTAAACTTGTAGGGACTTTTAGGCGCGTTTGCAGAACTTTTAGAGCCTCTTATACCCTTATCCACTATACTGCTGTGTGGTGCCCCTACAAACCTCAAGTCAACCGTACCTTTGTCAACTTTTAAATAGTAACCTAAACTGTCACTTGTTACACCAGAAGTTGTTTTGCCTTTCTGGTCAAGTATCTTTTTTGCACGATCAACTGTTTTCTTTGCAAAAATCTCAAAAACTTTTTTTACGTTTTTGGACTTCACTATGCAGTAGCTATAACTATTTCAACGTCTGTTTCTGCAGCACCTGTTCTTATGTGTGCAGTTTCTACTGTATGAGCTAAAGCTGTTAAAACATCGCCACTTGTATTTGCGTCTATATTCAACGAGCCTAAAACAAAACTGTCACCTGCTTTAAGTTCAATGCCAAGTCCTGCATCGCTTGCATCTGTCAAGCTAATGTTAACTGCATTGGTGTCATCTAAATTAGTAATTCGCATATACTTAAAATCGTCTGTATCAAAACGTCCACTTGTTGGGTCGCTGACAAAGTTTATTAAGCTATGTGATGTGCTTGCCTTGAGTTGGTACACTCTGGATTGGTAAGTAGCTACGCTAGTTGTAGCCTTTGTAGTAGTTTTGTCGTAAACCACTCCATTAAGCGTAATGGTTTCTGTGATTGTCGTTGTGAGTGTTGCTGGTGTAACTGTTGTAGCCATTTTTTTTGTTTTTTACCTTATTATATTATATTAGTATTAAAGTATATTGATTATAGTATATATATATTATTGTTTGTGTCGGATAGCTGCCGAAACGTTGTCGGATTAAACATAGCCATCACAAGCACTTGCATCAAATTCAACTTGTACTGTAAAATCAGCAGCCCATCCTGTAACCTCATTATCAAAACGCTCTGTAAATGGCTCGCAACTGATGCTGTCCTGTAATCTAAACGTATTGCGATAGTCTTCAATAATGCTATTAGCATCTGAATTACGCAAAGTGCTTATAATATCACCAATAGTATTTAAAGTATCGCTAAGTACTTGATCTTCGTTGCGCTCATCTTTGCTAACTAAGTCCATAACTATTAGCTGAAAGCTATATGTTAATGTGCCTGTGTCAAAATTAGCTGTGTTATAAGACAAATGTGCAAGAGGGTATGTGATTTCTTTTAAGTCAACCTCAAAAACATCGCCCTGTGTAAATGTGTTGACACCTTTAGCTGCACTCATTATACTTGTAATGGTTCTTGTTACTGCAGTAAAAGGTAAGTTTTTTATATTATGTCCGTTGTAAAATATCATTTAGCCTTGTTTTCTATTCTGTTTAGTTCAGTTTGGTAACTTATAAAGTTAAAACACTCGTCAACTGTTAAATCTAGCACCTTGTCAAATTTTAATATGTCGCCACCTGCTAGGTTATGTATTATGCTGTACCATCCATACGTTTCGCTAAATGCTTCTTCGTCTGTCTGATATGTTCTCTCCTCGTCCTCCTGTCCAGATTTGAATATGCTTGCGTAATTCTCATATAATCGATTGCGATACTCAAAAAAAAAGCAGCAGCACCGTTTACAATCTCTACGCTCATTGCATCTCTAAATAGTTCTGCTCTCTTGCTAGCACTTATAAAATCGTAATCCTCTATATTGTATTTGTCTTTTTTTCTTTTTGTAATAGGTCTATATAGTATGCCCATTATCTTATGCATATTTTGCCAACTATCTGTCAGTGCATTATCTAGATCAACAAACTCTTTAAGCTTTAAGTTAGATAGGTTAGGGTGAAAGCCATACTCTATGTCGTTAATCTCAAAGTGTACAGCTAAGTCTTCGCTAGGTTTAGTTTCTACTAATTCAGCAAGTATAGCACTCGCTTTGTT